AAGGGGAAGCATTTTACTGCTTCCCCGTCAAGTCACAAAGGAGATTACAAAATATTAATCTTCAGCGAGTTTCTCAAAATAACTCAAATCTTCGTCATCACTAACTGAGTCTGCAATTGTAGTCTTTGGCTTAGTTGGTGTTTCAGGTTTAGCTGAAGCTGTTACTGGTGCATTCGGTTTTGTAGAATAATAATTATCTCCAGCAGAACCATCTTCAAGACCAAGCACTTTGTTCAAACGTGCTTTCAACTCATCATAAGACTTGAAGTTCTTCTCACTCAAGAATTCAGACAAACTAAACTCTTGCTTCCAGATACGTTCTAGATCATCTTCATCACCAGACAATGGTGCGGGTGATTCAAACTCAGACTTATCATAGTTCTGATAACCTTCAACTTTACGAATCTTCAACTTGAAGTTCGCACCTTCCCAAAGGTCGAATGGGTTGACAGGAGTTTCATCTTCAAACTCAGGATTCATCAAGTCATTCAACTTGTCGAAAATCTTCTTACCGAATTTGAACAACTTAACTGTTCCGTCATTGTCAGGATTTGCAGGGTCCTTGACAATATAGATGTTTGCGATATACTGCAACTTACGCTTTTGCTTACGTGCAATATCTTTGTTAGCATCAGAACCAGAGTTCCAAAGGATGCTATTGTGTTCAGACACAGGGTCTTTCTTGTTGAGTGTAGTCAACGAATTTTCAATGTACCATCCACCAGGACCTTGGAATGAATGATTGAAAACTTGAACCCAAGGTACATCCTCGCCTGCGGGTGAGGGAAGAAAACGAATCGTTGCGAATCCATTACCTGCTTTGTCTACTGTGGGTTTCCAGAAGCGGAGGTCTTCATAAGACTTCTTACCTTCTTCTTTGTTTGTGAGTTTGGAAACTGCGTCTGTGAGTTTTTCCAAATCTTTGGTGCGTGACTTTTTCAAATCTGCAAATGATGTTGATGCCATATTAGTATATTCCTTGTATGTTAAGTATTGAATGTATGTTTTGCTTGTCCACTTTTATCATAATCTACTATAGTATATAGTCTATCACAATTCTCTTTTTGCGTCAATAAACGGCAAACCTTCTTGGGTTTAGTCATTACTGCCACTACGCCACTACTAACTCTCTTAGTGACTTTTTCATCCGTGCCGTATCGTAATTTAAAAAGGGCTGGTACTTTTTGCATAGTTTGCTTACCTCTTTGTAGATTGGATCATGTATCATTATATCATACCTTTTGACAAATTGCAATAGCGAATTAAGTATTGCCAATGTCTCCAGACTGATTTCTCCTCTTAAATATTTCTTGATAATTGGTGGATGATCTCCACCTTTAGCATTGAAAAATTCATTCAGTTCGGTTGCTGTCCAACCAGAGATAAAATCCATCTCATTCTTAAATACATACGTCAAAGATTCTTGCCTACGTTTCCATTCTTTGTAGCGTTCTTCACACTCTTCAGACAGAAGTTCACCGACCCACATTTTTGTATCGTGCATAAAATTAGAAACTAAAAACTCTTCTAGGTAAGCATCTTTACGATTGCCAAGTTTAGCAAAAAAGATTTTGTCTTTACGTTTCAAAAAAGAATCGTATGTGACATTGACTTTCTTGTTGTACTTGAACCAATCGTAGCTGTCTAACGTAAAATGATTTTTAATTCCTAAGTAAACCTTGTATGCGTCTATAGCATCCATCTTCATCAGTCTTCAACCTCAATAGGTAATCTAGCTTTCGGTGCAATCATCTTCAACTTCATTGCTTCGCCTTCAATAGAAGACTTCATGCGAGGTGTAATTAAAGATGCCGCAGTCTCAACTTCAATGTTTTTGATAGTACAATATTCAAGAATAGCATCAATCATTGTAATTGGATGCCTATCAAATTGAATCTTCTTGATTTCAGATTCAAATTCTTTCTGAGTCAAAATCTTAAGATTCATAGAGTCGTACTGATGTAATTCTACCGTTTTTGTAGTAGCCAAATTGTGTTTGCACCTTTGCTGGTTTTGCTGTACGAAAATTTACATTGTGTATTTCGCTATCTGATGCATAGTAGTAAGCTGGATATCCATTCTTACGCTGATACGATCTCATCTTAACTTCAGTCTTCATAATATTCATTTCAAATTTTCCTTAATTACTATCTATAAAAAATATGCCCCTCAATTTGAGCAATCCTATGCACTTTGTTAATCCATGCTGGTTTAACATCAATTGCATGAAAGTGTGTAGCACCTTCTAAGAGTTTAATTATATCACTACCTATTGCTTTTGTCAATAGTAATTTGGCAACTTCGTATGATTCTTTCCAACGACTGTTGTTAGCCGGTGGTGTGTTTGCTTGTTTGGTATTGTACCAAGAAAACTGTTGTGGCTCCGTGACAACATCACGAATGTTTTTAGGATAACGTTTATCCTTTAGTCTGTTTAATGTCACTACGCCTACTGCAATCTTGCCAATAAGTGGTTGATTGCCAGCTTCGTGATAGATGTTCATTGCCATCCAATACAAGTCTGCTTTACTTGAATCTTTTGGTGCAGTTGATGCCTCTGATAATTCTTTAAGTGTCGGTAATGATGACGATGCGTGTGACAGAGATGTGATTGACGATAGTACTAAAAATATTACTGCTAGTAATGCTCTCATATTTTTCCTTTCTTTTTGAACGGAGGAATACATTGTATTCCTCCTGCAAACTAATTAGGCGTTATCGATAAACGCTTTTAATTCTTTTGCTTTCTTCAGTATGTCTTCTGAAGTTGGGAACTGAGGATTCTCTGGTCTGTTTGGTATAGCACTGCCCGTGTCTCTTGCGGCACTTGATTCAAACTCCCATTTCTCTCTAGTCCAATTTTGCTTTGCGTAATAGTCTTCCATTACGATGCCTTTCGCCATATCAAGAATCTCAAGGCGAATTTCAAACGGTGTTTTACTCATATTTCCTCCTGTGTGTGTAATGAGTTGTGTAAAATACCCACAAATGTTTAGTGGGTTATCTATTTAGCATTTAACTAATGTGCTTAATAAATGTGGTCCATCCCATGTCTGACTTTCGATTCTGAATTGACCTTTGAAGCCATAAACTTCTTTAGCCCACATTTTTTCATTGTCGAAATAAAATGGAAATGTCTGTTCTGTGATTATATTCACATGTGTTGGATCCCAAAAGGCAGCCGCATGAGGAAATGCAGGAGTCTTGGAATAGAATTTTCCGCCAACTTTCAATACTCGCCAAATCTCACTCATCAATTCTACGAATGGATATCTACGATTTGGACTGTACATCAGTCTGGGAATGTGTTCGATAAAATCGTGTGCAGTCACATAGTCAAAGAAATTATCAATAAACGGAATTGGCTCAATAACTAAATCTGCTTTTGTGATTTTATTCTTAGTGTCATTTCTCACATCAATGCCATACAAATGCTTTGCTTTGAATGGATTCTTAGGATACTCACCGCATCCCAAGTCTAATGCATATGTTTCGTCAGGTTCTTTAGTGTATCGAATAATATCTTCGCTACAATCTGTCACTTTAGGTAAATCTTTACTCCACAATTCCTTTAGAGTTTCGACAGTCATTACACCATTTGGTCCATGATAGTGATGACTTCCCCATCCACGAATTCTATCGTGTTCTGGCACTTTAGTTTGAATCTGCAATCTTCTATCAAGCATACCTTTACTTGCAATACAATTTGCATAATGAAAAATCATCATCTCTTCATTATTGAATGAAGCAAAATGGCGACCAACATCATACTGCATTGTCTTTACATTGTGCAAACTTCTAGCACGGCGAGCCATGAAGTCTGTCTTGTAGTGAATACCTTGTTTCTTTTGTTCCCACAAAGGTTTAGTTCTGTCTAACTCACCATCAGGATTCCAATCCCAAAATGTAATTGTTGGAATCAAATGTTGCGTAGACCTAATCGTGTCAACTAAAAACTTACTGTAGTCACCAACTAAGAATTCTGTGACATTCAAACAAATGCGCCAGCCTTCAATCTTACGTTCGTATTCTAATACTTCAACATCAACTGCCATAGCATTGAATTCTGCATTCTTAGATTGTACAACTTCCCATGTAGGACAAATCTCTTTAATGATTTCAAGAGACCTATCAGTAGATGCATAATCGATAATGATACCATGATCGAAAATTTTCTTGTGATGTTCTAACCACCAAGGAAGAATATATTCTTCGTTGTAAATATGTGAGATTACTGTTGCTGTCATTATATACTCAATTCTCAATTAAACTTGTATCTATCAATATAGGTACTGTGCTTGTCTTTAATAAATTTTCAACTGATCCAGGTTTCACGTTTGGGTTTCTCAACTGTCCAAACTCATAGAATGAACGTCTTGGTCCACCAACGTGACAAATGCCTGTTTGTTCACTTAAGCATTTCTCTGCAATCTTGGGTGCAATAATATCTATGTACTCTTTAGATGAATACTTATCTGTGAATGCAGTATCAAATGGAAAGTCAACATCACAAAATTCTGTTCGTATGACTAATGATTTTTCATAAATCTGAGTTGCCATTTCAGCCGCTACTTTAGATTTTGCATATCGTGTGAGTGGATTAGGTAAATCATCATGGCTATAGTTTCCTTTTTGCCCATCAAATACGTGTGATGACGATATGAAAACAAATCTAGCACCTTTGTTCATCGCATGTTTTAATGCATTACAAGTACCTTGAATATTAGTTTCTATTGTTCCAATCGGATCTTTTTCTGCATCAGCAAACTTAGCAATAGCCGCACAATGAATAACTAAATCACACTTAAATGGTATGAAAGACAACGGATTGGTAATGTCTAACTCGGTACTACTCGGTGCAATGACTTCATGTCCACTCAAATGTGAAATTAAATTTCTACCAAGAAGCCCTGATCCACCAGTCAATAGTATTTTCATTTGCCCAAAACTTTCTGAAAAGTTGTTATATTAGAATACTCATCATCATTGAAATTATAACTCAATGGATCGATATTGTCAAGTATTTCGGCTAATGAATCTAATGGAGTAAACTGTGACTTGAATCCCAATTCATCTTCAATCTTCTCTGTGCTAACTTTATAATTACGAACGTCATTGTTTTCATTGATAACTAAGTCAACAACATATCCTCTTTTTCTCAACTCTCCATGAATTGCTTCGCCTAATTGTCCGATAGTCAGATTGCCACCAGACAGATTATAGACACCAGACACATTCAAGTCTGCTTCTAATGCCTTTTGATATCCTTGAATCACATCACGAATATCTATAAGTGGGCGCCAAATCTTTGGATTGTTAACCACAATCTTTTGTGTAGTGAATGCACTCTTCAACATAGTGTTCACAACTAAATCATAGCGCATCTTTGGTGACCATCCACCAACTGTACCTTTACGAAATACAATTGGTTTAAAGTTATCATCTTCTAATGTTTCTAAGCCACGTTCACATTGTAGTTTAGAAATACCATACGCATATGCTGGCTTAACTAAACTGCCTTCGTTCAATGTCTTGTTCTTTGTGAATCCATATACGCTACATGAACTTGCACACACAAAACGTTTCACGCCTGCTTCTTTAGCAATGAATGCAAGATACATTGGTGCAGAAGAATTCTCAATAAAGTTTAAGTCTGGTCTGAACATCGCCATTGGATCATTAGATAATCCAGCAAGAAACATAATCGCATCGTATGAAGTCAACTCTGCCGGTTTGATATCCCAAAGACTTTTCTTTTCTTTTGATATGCTTGGGTTCAGTTTATCACCAAACCAAAAGTTGTCAATCACATGTACTTTGTATCCCAAATCAAACAAGTGATTAGAGAGTCTTGTGCCAATGTATCCTGCACCACCAACAATAAGAATATTTTTCATAATTAGAATTTTGGATTTAGTTTATATTCTGCAAAAGAACCTGCGGCTCTGTCTTTGTCTGATAGAATGATGTTTTCTTTTCCTTCAGCAAAATGTTTCCATATATCATTTAATCCTATTTCATCATCAAATGGGCTTATTGCAGATTCTGCTAATGGATTGTGTACTGCTGTGCATTTATACATTAGATGTGTATTATCCTCTAATGATAAAAATGCATGACCAAAACCAGGAGGAACCCATAGTTGAGTATTATTAATAGCACTTAATCCTTCGGCATGCCAAAAACCATATGTTGCCGAGTCTTTCCTAAGATCAACTGCAATATCAATTCCATTTCCGTGGGTTACACGAACCAATTTTCCCATTGGTTCATCCCATTGGAAATGAATTCCTCTTACAACATATTTTCGTGATGATGATTGATTGTCCTGAACAAATTTTACGCCTAGTACATCTTCAACCTTTGGGTTGAATGTTTCAGTAAAAAAACCACGATGGTCCTTATATACAGGTAATGTGATCGTTTTAACACCAGGGATTATTTTTGAATCAATTATTTTCATTATTACTCCATAAGTTAGTGACAGGTTATTCTGTTACGAGGAAACCTGTCGAAACCCTAAGCCGAGTTTAGGCGGCTAATGCGAAACGTGAGTCGTTTGCGTTTACTTTGTTTTCTTCTTTTTACATCGTTGCTGATGTGCTGTCCACTCTGTTACTCTTTGCCCTGTCGAAACTATGCACCCCCATCAAAAGCATTCTTAATCTCCAGCATACTTGTGGCGATCAATCCACTTTCAACCTTCTCTGATCCTGCGTCCAGTTTAGAATACTTTTGGTGGAGGTGGGGGGATTCGCACCCCCGTCCAGAACCTGTTTCTCTTTGCTTCATACAGCAATAACTAACATTATAACTTTATTTATGCAATTAGTCAATCAGCACAGCATCATATGCTTCACGGTAAGATATAAAATCTTTGATGTAGTCGTTACGCTTCTTGATAAACACTTGTGGGTATTCAGAGTCAACGGCAATCATAATTACAATTTGTGATACTGGTATTCCAGTTCGTTCTTCATACATAACTGCATACGCAGAACATTGCATAAAGTATCCTTTAATCCAACTCTCTTCTTTTAACTTGCCTGAAGTCTTAAAGTCAATGATAGATAATTTACCATCATATTCTGCAATACAATCAACTCTACCCGCAACTCTTAGAT